CGTGGGCAATCCTCGACAAGCCAGATAATCTACCTGAATATGTGGTGCGTTACCTGTCGGAGGAGGAGATGAAGCAACCACATAAGGTTTTGGCGTGGCTGTTTGACGGGGATATTGTGCGTCACGGGGCGGATAACGTGCTGAAACGTATTGAGGCGGAGGAGAACGCCAAAAAACTTCTGGATTTCAAAAGACAGGAAGATGATTTAGAAGATAGACTGGACCACATAGAATTTCTTGCGAGCGGGGGACGGAACAAGCTCCATACGGTCACTCACAATGGAAAGAAGTTTGAGCGATGACTTATAGTTCCCCCACTAAAACCGTTGGCGACGTACAAAACCAGGTTAAACGTGTTTTCGGTGACGAGTCTGGTGTCCAGTTAACGAATGATGATATTACTCGTTGGATTAACGAGGCACAGGTTGATATTGCTAAGCAGAACCAGATTTTGCAGACGACAGCTACGTTGCCTGTGACGAGTGGTACTGCCACGTATTCGTTGACCTCAATTACCCCACGTATTGATACTCTTGCGTCTTTGCTTCTGGATGGTCGGCGTGTCGGTAACATTCCGATTTCTCAGGCGGAGGAGTCTATTTCGTTGGCTGACCCGGAGGGTACTGAGACGGGGGCTCCCCAGTTTTGGTATGCGTGGGGTGGGGATATTACGTTTTGGCCTAAACCGAATAAGAATTACACGATGACGATTCGGTATAACGCCCAACCTACCGCTGTGTCGACTACTGCTGCTGATGTTTTGGCTGTCCCGGATGAGTGTTTTACTGACGTGTGTAACTATGTTTTGATGCGTGCTTACGAGATGGATGAGAACGCGGAGATGATGGCGGTTAAGCAGGCTGAGTATAGTACTTCTGTTGCGGAACGTGGGGAGACTGAGCGTCTTGCTGCGACGATGACTTACGAGACTAATATCACGTTCGAGCTTATTTAGGAGCGGCTATGCCAGGTTCACCAATTCAGGTGGGGCCGTTCGTCGGGGGCCTTAACACGTTCAGTGACGCTACCGCTATTGCGGATAATGAGCTTGTTGTTTGCGAAAATTTCGAATTGGACCTTGATGGTTCGTTGAAGTCGCGTCCTCCTATTGAGGATTTGGGTATTGGTTTCCCGTTGCAGGCGACTGGGGATATTGAGTTTTTGGGTGTGTTTAAAATATCAAGTACGGTGTCGTATTTGATTGCTTCGGATGGTTTGAGTAAAACGTATTACTTTAACGGGACCGCTTGGGTTTTGATTACGGATACGATTGCGGCTGCCGGGTTTGTACAGTTTGATGACAAGGCTTGGTTGACTGCACCTGTCGGGTCTGCGAACCCTGGCGGGTATTGGACTGTTTCTGGTGGGTTTACCGCCGACAGTAACATGCCTAAAGGTAACCTGATTGTGACTTTTAAGGACCGCCTGTGGATTGCAGAGGGCCAGGATAGCACTAACGAGGGTACTCGGTTGTACAGGTCTCGTACTGTCGCTGACCCGTCCTTGTGGCAGGTAACAAACGACTTTATTGATATTGGTGTGGGTGATGGTCAGAACATTGTGCAACTGGTGGTGTACTTCAACACGTTGATGATTTTCCGTATCAACTCTGTGTACGGTTTGCAGTACACGTCTGACCCTGCCGCAGCCACGGTGTCTTTGATTTTGCCTACGGTGGGGTTGAGTTCCCGGTATGCGATTGCCCAGTTTGAGTCGTACATCTACTTTATGTATGACGAAAAAGCTTACGAGTTTACGAACAACCGGGCAGCCCAGATTAACGTGAAGACACCGTTTAAGTCAACGGTGACGACAGGGTTCCACAATAACTATGCGGTGTCGGAGTTTAACCGTCGTATTATTTTCACCTATTTTGACCAAATGTTTGTGTACAGTTTGCAGACTCGTTCGTGGACGCAGTGGAAGTCGACTGTGTACGGTTCGTTGTGCAAGATGGCGTACAGGGCTAACGACCAGGACAAGTCCATTGTTTTGACACACAAGAACATTGTGGTACCTGCTGGGGGTTCTCGTGCAGCCCAGTTGTTGCAGATTACTGACGAGTACGGTTCTGTCGAGGAGTCGATGGAATGCCAGATTCAGACGAAGAACTTTAACTACCAGGCCAGCTCCATTTTCAAGCGGTTGTTCTGGTGGGGTTTGGACGCCTCGTTTAAGGGCACTGTCGAAGGTACCGCCGTTCCCATCACCCAGTCGTTCACGGTGGCCTGGCAGACCCTGTTCGATAACGAAACATGGAACTCCATGCTGGCCTACACCTGGGGTAACCCCCAGTCCGGGTCACCACCCATCACCACGACAGTAACCGAATCAGCGGTGACATTCCGTCGTATCTTCGTAAAGTTCCTCAAATCGCTCCGGTTCCGGCAAATCTTTTACCGCGTCAAATTCACCACCAACGGTGCTTCTGACCAGGCCCCTGTTAGACTATTCTCACTAACAACGTATGTAAATCCAAAGCAAACAGTGACCAAGGAAATTTCATAATGAACAGGTTTCGCAAAGAATACAGTGGACCTGCTCAGGGCGGTGGCGGATTCAACCCTTACGGTGCTGGAAAAAAGCATTACGGGAGTGGACGCCCCATGCCAACTGTTGGTAAAGTAACTGATAAGGGCGGATACAAAAAACGTGATGTTAAAGCAGCCGCAAGGCGTGAAGCTTTACTGAGGAGACTTTCATAATGTACCGTGACAAATCTAGTATGGGTAATCGTCTTGCCCCTCAGAAGGGGATGTATGAGGACGAGGATATGCAGAAAAAGGCTCGTGAGCGGGCCATGATGAACCGCCTGTCGTCTATGCCCGGTAGGGCCTCTTCTTAGGAGTTATTATGCCCGGTAAAATGATGAAGCGTGGCGGAATGTCGGATAGCGGCATGAACGATAGTGGTTTGCCTCTTGGCGGTGACCGGGCGGCTTCTCAGGCGATTCGTGGTGCCCGCACTATGGGTCCGGGTCGTGAGGGTATTGACATGGATGTTTTGGAAGCTTTGATGATGTCGGGTGAGCCTAACCCTAATAGTGTGATGCCTAATGCTTTGACGAATGAGCAGGCTCAGCGGATTATGGCTGAGGACCGTATGGCTGCGATGTTGCGGGCTATTCAGGATTCGCAGCGTATTCCTTCTCCGGTGACGAGGTAAGTCATGGTTAATACAACTACTCTTGCAGGTGTTTTGGCTGCTTCTAAAAGCAGCCCAGTTGCCGCTCGGCAGGTACGTAATTTAAACTCGCCCCAAGCCAGTGTTAGGGCGTCTGCGGCTCGTAGCCCCTCTTTGGGGTATCGACCCCCGGCACCCGCCCCCGCCCCCGCCCCCGCCCCTACCCGGCAAACAGCACCAACAGTTGAAAACGTACAAGCCCCTGCCCCCTCACAAGCATCCCAAGCACGAGGCCCCCTCAACTGGCGCGACGCAGCATACAACGCACAAATCGCCTCCATCCAACGCGCCCTAGCAGACTTCGAAACAGGAGCCACCACCCGTGGCGAACGATACGGACAAGACTTCACGACAGGTCTACGGCGTCTCGGTTACCGTCCCGCCGAAGGCTTCCAAGCAATGCCCAATGTTTTGGAGCAACTTGACCAACCACAGCCCATGGCTAGAGCACTGTCGGCTGAAGGCGGCGAAGCTGCCGGAGTTGCTGTACCACCTGTTTCTGGAGGATTTGATATTGAAGGCGAGTTTGACCCGTATAGTGCGGCAGCCCGTGGTACCCGTAGTACTCGTGATGAGTTTGCGGGTCGTGGGACTCTTCGTTCTTCTGACTTTGCTCGGACATTTGGTGAGTTCCAGAACCGTTTGAACCAACAGCTGGAGGCTATGGAGACTGCCCGTACACGGTTTGGTCAGGATTTGGCTACTGAGGTTGCTCAGCAGCGTACACAGTCTCAGGAGCGGCAGCAGGCTGCTCAGCGTGATGCTATGTTGAGGGCTGCTATGGCGGCTGCGGGAGGTGCAGGTTTCTAATGGCTAAGCAACAGCTTAAAATAGAATCTAATCAGCTTCCTGTTACAGATGATAGATTTACGGTTTCGGGCCCCGACAGAGAATCGATACCCAACCCCTTTGACGCTTTTTCTAGGGCTTTAGGCAGCACAGTTTTGGGAGGCGCTCCTGGAACTTTTGCTCCAGGAGGCCCTGGTTTTGTACCTCCTCAAACATTTAGCCAAACTCTTCCTGCCGAACCAGAAATTGCGCCTGCTTATTTGACGGGACGTAGGCCTTCTGGAGCTGGCGGGGAGCGCATGGCTAGAGAGCTTGCAAATTACCAACCGGCTGAGGTTATGCCAACTCCTACTGCTGAGATTATTGGCGGAAGCGGCGTATCCGGTCCGGATTATTCTGCATACAGGGCCGCTTTGACTGACCAAGCTCAGCAAATTAACGCCCAAATTCAAGCAATGTACAACGCTTTGGGCGAAGAGGCCGGTGCCAATGTGGGCCGTATCCAGGACATTTATGGCGGGGCTTCTGAAGGTATTGGTGACGTTTACGGTAGCGCTATCGGTAATGTCGGCGACGCTTACAGTTCGGCACAGCAGCAGGCGGCTGACCAGCTTGCCCGTCTTGGTATTGAGGCGGCTGCTCCTGCTGTCGTGAACCCTATGGCTTTGTCGCAGGCTGAGGCTATTAGCCAGTTGGAGCAGGGTCAGGCTGGGGGTCAGGCTGCTACTGAGCGATTTGGTTCGGCGGCTTCTGGGTTTGGTTCTCAGATGGCTCAAGTTGCACAGCAACAGGGTACTGAGATGAACGCCGCTGTGTTGGCTGCTTTGCAGAATCGTTTGAATGACACGCTTCTTATGGAGGAGCAAGGTCGTCAAGCGGCTGCTCAGGCTAGTGCGGCTGGTCCTGCTGGACCTAGTTTCCGTGACATGCTTGCGGAACAGCAATTTGCTTTTGATGTTGCGCAAGCTGCCGCTGAGCCGGTAAACCAGTATTCTGAATGGAAACGTAACAAGTTCTTTGAGTTGACTACACCTCAAGATAATCAAAAGCCTTTGTTTACTCCTGAAGAAGCCCAAGCGTACCTTGATGCGCTAGACTCCTACATGAGTCCTGGTTAATAGTTAGGAGTTACTATGGCTGAACAGCCTCCTAGCTCCGACAAGTTTAGCGAGTACGTAAATCTTTATTATTCGCAATTGACTGGCGGGCAGAAAAAACCTAGTGGCGAGCCTGTAAAGTTTCCTGACCTTCCTGCCCCCAAGCAGGAACTTGGCTTTTTGGGCCGAACTGTCGATATTTTGTCGCGGCCTATGCGTATTATTAGCAATCCGGCGATGAAAGCTGTTGAGTTTCCAGAGCGTATGGATAAGGTGCAGGAGCTTCGTGCTGCTGGGGATACTGCTGCGGCTACTAAAGAGTCTTTGGCTGCTGTAGGTAGTTTGTTGGCTGCTCCGTTTACTGGTTTCTTTTCTGATGACCCGGCTAATAAACCGTATTGGTCTGACATTATTGAGCGTCAGTCTGACGTAACCAACCGTAACGACCCTAATTATGTGGATGTTGCCAATAACGTTGACACTGTAAGTAAGGGCAGTCTTGGTTTTATTGCGGATGTGGCTTTGGACCCGTTGTGGTTGTTACCGGGTGGTTGGGCTGCTAAGGGTGCCCAAGTTGGTGCTCGTGAAGGGGCCAAGTTTACTAAAGGTGCTTTGAAGGCTATCGATGTTCCGGGTGCTGTGGCTCGTAAAGAAGTACCTGAAGCGGCTTTGTTGCCGAGTATTACTGGTGCCCCTAGTTTGGGTGTGTCGGAAAGCATTGTGGCTCGTACCGCACCTAAATACAGTTTAACTGTCGACGGTAAGACGATGCCTCAAAAGTTTCCAACACGTGCTGCGGCTGAGGAAGCTGTCCAGAAGATGCGAACTAGAAGTAAAAAGCCGTTGGTTGACATTGATACATTGCCCGATGGTCGGGTTTTCCGAGGCTCTAAGGGTTACAAGATTGCTCCTCTTACTGTGGCGGATAATTTCCCGGCAGCTCAGGCCGCCCAGAAGGTTGCAGATGATTTGGTGGAGAACGCCGCTAAGGGCGCTGCTACCAGTAGTGAGACGGTTATTAAATCTTTGCAGGAAATTATGGACGGTAAGAAAATTGTTGTGGGCGGTAAAGAAAAGGGGTTGAAAGGCGAGATTACATCGTTCTTTGATTCTCTTTCAACGATGGTGTCGAAGCCTGCTAAAACTGGTCAGGCTGCTAAGGTTGGTCGGCCTAAGTCGTATAAGGCTTGGGTGCCTACTCTTAAGAGTGACCCTACTTTGTCGAAGGCACGTATTGAGATTCCTCCGGGCAGCGTGTTGGCTGGACCGTTTGGTAGGGAAGCGACACTAAGTAATGTGTTGAATGTTTACGAGAAGACTCGTAGTCCTGAGATTAAGCTTGCGATTGAGAAGTTGTTGTTGCAGCCCGCGTATGCGAAGTACAAGGCTGGTTTGACTGCTGGTAAAAGTGTTGACCTCATTGGTAATGCGGCTACTCCGACAGCCCTTATAGAGGAGGCTACCGAGGCTTCGGTTGCGGCAACTATTGTCCGTAACTTGAAGAACTTGGATGACGCTGGGCGGGCTCGGGGTGTGGCGTTGTTGGGTGAAGAGTTGTTTGCTAATTTGCAGACGTTTGGTCCCAAGGAAATGACTAAGTTCCTGGACGAGACGATGGTTATTTTGAAAGAGACTGGCGCGATTGATGCGTTGGGCCCTGTTAGTGATGCTTCGTTGACGGGTCGTATGTTGGGGTTGTTTGGTATTGACCAGGCTACTCGGTTGGAGGCTGCGGCTACGGTTGCCCGTAATGTGCAGGATATTCCTCGGGCCACACCGGAGAGTACGTTAAAGGCTGCTGAAAATGTTAGTGAGAGTGTCCGTGTTGAAGAGGACATTATTCAGGGTCTAATTAATAACAACTATCCTCCAGATAAAATTAACCTGCGTGGCGGTAAGGGCCGTGAAAAGAGTTTGTTTGCGGCTATTTTGGAAACTCTTGAAGATGTGCTTCCAGGAATTACTAAAAACAAGTTAGACCCGAGCCCCGACATTTACCCGCACGTGTCGAAGACGGGTGTGCGAAACACTAAGCCTAGTTACGGCCAAGGTGTCGGTGTTGTCCCTAAAATTCCTAACACCTATTTCCAGTTTGATTTGTTTGTGAACATTGCTAAACACATCGACAACAACTATTTCCGTTCTGTCGGAGACACCCCAGCTGTTTTGAAAGACCCGTCAGGCAAGCTTTTTCTGGGTGAGAAGTTGGCTCGTGAGAAAGAGCGTCTGGTGTTAACGGCAATGGAGGTGGCTGAGAAGTTTTACATTGGTCGTGGTATCCCCATGACTATGGACTTGGATGGTGTATTTACTAATTTGCGGTTTACTCAGGCTTACCGCGAAGTAGCGGAACAGTTAAAAGTGTTGACTAACTCGCCTAATGGTGACAGGTTCTTGACGTTGGTTTTCTTCAACGGTCAGGGAGGTATGGCTCCGACACAATTTATGGAAGCCGTCTCTAAAGTGCTGGCTGGTGGTACCCGTGAGGAAGTTAAGGCGTTACTGACGGCTAGCAAGTCTCGTGTTGGTAAAGATATTACGAAGATTAATTTCTTGGCTCGTGACAAGGGTGTTGCTCGCATGGGGGGCACTTCGTTTAAGAGTTCTACTGTGGCGGATAATCTTACGGATGCAATTGTGGCGGCTGGAGATGACCTTGCCCGTGTTGCTAAGGAAAACGCAGACCAGTACTTAGGTAGAAGTATTGAAGAAGGTAAAGTTATTGCCGCCGCAGTATCCGATGTGATTCTGTCGTTGATGAATAGCCCCACAGAGTTTGCTACTGCTATTCGTGCGGTGGCTTACTCGGGTCAAATTGTGCAGGATTTTGCTAAGCCGATGAATGCTACTCAGTTGGGTGCCACGATTGCGGCGGGTACTGTGAAGTCTGGTTTGGGTGACGAGATTACTAAGAACGCTAAGCTCGTGGATGATGTGGTGCAGGCGTCTACTAAGAATGACACGAAGGCTACTGCTAAGGCGTTGGCTGACCTGTCGGATGATGCTGCTGAGACTTCTAAGAAGATGATGTATGACGGTTATCGTGTGGCTGAGGATATGCGGGATGGTCGTAGCCCATACCGTGACGAGTACTTCCAGGATGTACTGGATGAGTTTGAGTTGGGTTCGGTTCGTACTCCCGACAGGATTGCTACTGAGGGTCGCGGAACTGTTGTGTCGATGGCTTTAAAAATTATGCACCCAACTCGCAGATTCTTTGATTCTAAGTACGGAATGCACACACGCGAAATGTTGTGGGGTTCTAGGCTTTTCTTCGGTAGTGGTAACAAAATGGCGCTATTAAGCAAACCTTTCCTTAACAGTCTTAAAAACATTATGCGTAACAATGATTATGCTAAGCCGCTTGTTGAGGGTGGTAAAGAAAGTGTGCTTCAGCGGGCGTTTAAGAATGTGCAGGCTGGTACTAAATCTCCTGAAGGTACTGTGTTACGTAAAGCTGAGGATGATTTGCGCCCAATGATGGCTCAGTTCTTTGACCAGACTGACGAGTTGCAAAACGTGTTGTTGGGTAACGCTTTCTTCCGTACTGGTGCTGGGCGCGAAGCTATTAACTCGGTGTTGGATTACAACGCTGTGTTGGGTAAGTCCGGTGGTGCGTCTAAGACACCGCCGTCTGGTGTGTTCTTTGACGAGGATTTGGCTGTAAAGACGGCTACTGCTCGTGCTGTAGAAAACGGGCGTAAGACACCTACTGCGGAAGAAATTAACCAAGAATTATTTAATCAGTGGAAAACCTGGGACATTGACGACCCTATTGGTTTCATGTACGCCATCAACCGGGCCATGATACAGCTGTCGTCCGAGGTGTCATTTGTTACCTCGTTTAAGCAAAAGGCTATGCAGCTACGTCTTGCCAGCACCAAGCCCCAATCAGGGTTTGTAAAAATTGTTCCGGGTGAGAAGAGCCGGTACGGCAAGTTCCTGGGCGACGAGCCCCTGTACATGGACAAAGACGTGGCTGAAATGTTTAACGCCATCGACAACTTCGCCAGCTCCAGTAAACAGTTCGAGGGTGGTTTTGGGCGTCTAACCCGCACCGTTATCGACCCGGTAACCGACACATGGAAATACGCTATTACGCTGCCCCGTCCCGGTCACCACATCCGTAACATGGTAGGTGACTTGACGTTGACGTTCTTGGCTGAGGGCACTATCGGTAGTGTGGCTGCTTCTACTAAAGCTTGGCAGATTATGGCGTTCCGTGGAAGTTACTCGGACATCGACATGGCTAAAGCTTTGACCCGTAACGGAATTACCGATATTCCGAAAAACGGCACTGTCATATCCAGTGGTGAGTTAGGTTCGTTTACTGCTGAGGAAATCTTTGAAAGATTGTTCTTGGGTAAGGGTATTCTGATTCCTGCCCGCCAGCGTGAAGGTTTGATGAACCGACAGGGGTTCACGGATGATGCGGGGTTGTTGGATGACGACCTGGTGTCTAACACTTTGAGTCGTACATTGGAGACGGCTGCTGGTGTTGTGAACCCGTTGGCTCTTCGTGGCGGAAAAATTGAGGATGCGGTTCTTAATTTTGCTGAGGGTCGTGACGCTTACGTGCGTATCCAACACGCTATGCAAATGTTGGAGAAAGCTCAGAAGGGTATGAAGTTGACTCGTGGTTATGGCACCACGGTTGACCCTAAGAAGATTTCGCAGGACGAGCTGTTTGATGTGATTGCGGAGCGTGTGTCGAAGTATCACCCTGACATGGCTACGTTGTCGATTCAGGAGAAGAAGTATCTGCGTCGTATTATGCCGTTCTATCACTGGAACCGTGGTGCTATTCAGGCGGTGAGTGAGACGTTGTTGATGAACCCTGGTCGTGTGGTGGCTTTGAACAAGGCTTCGTACAACATTGCGGTGGCTGCTGGTATTAACCCCGATTCGTTGTATGACCCGTTCCCTGATGACCAGTTATTCCCAAGTTTCTTGCAGGACCAAATGGAAGGCCCGTTGTTTGAGGCTGACGGCAGATACTTTGGTGTTCGCCCAGGTATTGCATCGTTCGATGTGATGAACCAGTTTGCAAGCGGTAACCCCATCGACACAGTTCTCGACAACGCCAACCCGTTGTTTAAGATTCCGATTGAACTGATGACGGGTACACGTTTGGGCACGCAGTCTCGTATCCGTGATTACAGTGACTACATTGACTCCAACATTCCAGGCCTGAACTACGCGGCTAACATTTCAGGTCAGAGTGTCACAGGTTCGTTGTACAGTTTGCTTACACGGGGCGCGATGGACCCGCAGTACCAGTTCGAATTGGGTAATAAGGATTCTAACGACCAACTTATCTCCGCCGTTAACTGGTTAACGGGTATTGGGTTGACGGATTACAGCCGACCAAGTTACATTAGATTTGCAGAGATTGAACAGCAGCAAAAGAACCGCGAAGACAGAGGCTTTTAATGTCATGACCCCCGAACAGGCATCCCAGTTCCTTATGGATTACGGCCCAATTATTTGGACCGTATTTTTAATTACCGCTCTTGTTGCGACTCTTATCAAAATTTGGCCGTTTATATCTAAGGTTGTACACACCATCGACATTATTTCTGAGCTTCCCGACAGGTTGGACAAGATAGAGGCACGCCTTATGGGTGTCGAGCATGAGGTTAAAACCAATGGCGGTTCGAGTATTAAAGACGCAGTAAAGCGTATTGAGGAACATTTAAACAAGATATAAATAGTGCTCCCCCAGTTAGGACGGTAACTGGGGGAACAATAAAGCTTATCACAGCGGTTTAGGAGCTAAAAGGCCTTTAGTTTCGAAGTAATAGTAGCCGTGGTTGTAGGCGTCTATGTCGTGGGATTTGCTGTGGTTGCTGGGGCGTTTAACCCCACTGTGGAGAGCTGCCACGGTGAGAACGTTGGCGGGTTGTAGAACAAATTTTGCTCCAATGCGTTGCGCCATTGATTTAAGGGCACCAATGATTTGGACGGCTATAAATCGTGACCCTGTTTGCACCATTTGTTTACCCTGTCGAAGCCTGTAATCTTCGCACACGATTGTTTTAATGGGTTGGTTGGTGGTGGCAGTAAATTTTAGTATGTCGTCTAGGTCGTAGGTGGTGCGGCTAATGAAGGTGCCGTCATCTTCCCAGAAGGCGATGCCGCTGGTTTCTCCGGGGTCGACGCTTATGACCATAAGTTTTGTCCGTTATCTACGCAGTGTGTTTCTGCCAGCTCCGCATCACTGTCCATGTATTGGCAGTGGGGGCATTCATAGATAATCATTTCCCGTCCTCCTCTGGAACCCAGTTATCTACCTCTACAGCAAATCGAACATCGAAGTTAACATCACCTGTTACGGCGTTAACGTCTTCCATTAATGTTCGTATCTTTTCTATGTATTGGGGTACTACGGATTCCTTAACCTCAAATGTAATCGAGTCGTGGACTTGTAGCAACATACGACACTCCGGTCCTTCGAGTTCTTGGAAACATTTGACCATGATGCGTTCTACGATGTCTGCTCCTCCGCCTTGGATGAGGCTGTTCATGGCTTTGTAGGCTTCGTTGCGGTTTTCGAAGTGTCGTTTTCTGCCGCTCCAAATAAGGATTTCTCCGGTTTGTTCGACTTTCGCTGTGCATCGTTCGTTGAGCCTGCGGAAGTGGGGGTAGGTGTTGAAATAGTTTTGCCGTATTTGTTTGGCGGTTGCTTTGTCGACACCAAAAGCGTTCATTAGGCGTTGCTCTCCGGCACCGTATTGCATGGAGTAGACGAGGGTTTTGGTGTCGTGCCTGGACATGCCGAGCTGTTTTGACATCTCGGTGAAAATGTCACGCCCCTCGTTGAAGACCTCTTTGAGTTCTTCTTCTCCAGCGTATGCTGTGGCGAGCCGTAATTCGAGCTGGGAGAAGTCGGCGTTGATGAGAACGTAGCCGTCTTCCGGGATAAAGCACTCTTTAACTTTACCGTTCCAGGGTTTGTCGGATGTCTTGGGAATTTGCTGCAAGTTGGGTTCGGCGCACGAAAGACGGCCCGTAGCAGTCCCGTGGAGGCGATAACTGCACCTAAGACGACCATCCATACCAACCAGGTCGAGATAGGGCCTGTATGAGGCGCTGACGGCTTTTTGCCATCCCCGAAACTCCTTAATTCGCTTCGCAACCGGGTTTTCAAGCTTTTCCAGCATCAAATCATACGCTAACATGGCTTCTTTATCGAAGCTCGGAGCACCAGTTTTTGTACTTTGCTTTACAACCGGCAATCCAAGGTCATCAATTAAAAGCTTTTTCATTTGTTTGGGACTTGCAGGATTAATACCAAGCTCTTTTTCTATTTGGGCCATCTCCTGTACACCTTTATGTACATATTCCTCGGCCAGTTGTACATCAATGCGTACACCGTGTCGTTTCATCGACAGAAGCACACGAATCAGGTCTTGCTTGTGAGGCCACACAATGTCTTTAACTTCGAGCCACTGTTGCGTGTTACGCAACACCTCGTATATACGCCATGTCGATACAGCATCCAAGACCGCGTAATCCCACATCTGCTGCCAAGTGGTGTTCTTCCAACCCGTCTTCTTTTCTTTATCAATGTCAAGGTCTTTGACCTTACCCGGCTCTTTGAGGTAGTACTGGGCTAGCGAGTCAAGGCCCTTGTTATAGGGCTTGTTTTCGTTGATGAGGTGTGCCATTGCCGACACGTCAATAATGTTGGCGTTTTCAGTATAAATACCAATTGTTTCGAGCGACAGGATGTCAAACTGGGCGTTGACGAAAAGCAACGTGTTAAGGTTCTCTTCGAGTAGCTCGGCAAGCGCAAAGATAACTTCGCTGCTACAGTTGTCCCCTTCAGGATGGTTGAAGGGAAAATAATGGCTATACGCTGTGTCGTTTACGACGGTTGCTATGCTGACACCGATACATATGTCCTCGCCACTAGCGACGTTGAGTCCGGTAGCTTCCGTGTCAACCGCGATGACAGCGCCGGGCCATTTGATTAGTTCGGCTATTAGCTCAAGGCTTGCCTGCTCAATGTCGTCAAATTGCAATGTCATTGTCCTTTGCAAATTGGTTAAATATGTTGCCCAGGTCTGTCGTAAAACTTAGGTCGTCTGGGTTGCGGGTAATGTTGAACGCTTCGAATGTGGCTCCGAGCCTGTTCTTAAGTGTGTCAACCTGGAGCAGGTCACCATCCACTGTCTTGAGCGACAGCACGAAGTCAACATCTGTGGTGATGTACGTGGACCCGTACACATCCGACAGTTCCACACCCTTTTTCTGCCCGTCATTGGGTTTCTTGCGGTTGTGGTGAATCATCAGCATGGCACACGAGTACTTAGCCCTGACCACTGACAGGTAGTGGATGAGGTTCTTGACAGCCTGCTCATCGGTTAGCTCTTTGGAGCTAATCTTCTGTAGCGAATCGATGATAAGAATATCGGGCATGTGGTCATTCATTATCTGGTCAAAGAAAACTTGACCCTCCGGGGTGTCGAGGTTGATGGGTGTGCCAAACGGTGCGACCAGGAAGTTACGGTTCAGCGTGTTCTTGTCTGCGTAACCCTTACCAATGGTGCCCATGAAGTGGTTTAGCGGGGCAGCTGACATCTCCAACGACAGAAATAAAACCTTTTTATTGCCAGCCACGTTGTCCCAGGTCAGGAACTTCTTGTCCCCTAAGGCCATGTGCGCCCCGAGAGCGATAGAAAACTGGGTCTTACCAGTACCTGGGTACCCTGTGATAAGTCCGAAGCCTCCTTGGGCTAGGAGCCCGTTCAGTATCCATTCAATCTTGAACTCAGCATCCACGAAATCCTGGTACCCATAGATGAGCTTCGACTCACCCATCACCGGGGTTGTCTGGTTCGCTGACTGAATCATCTTCGTCAGGTCAACGTTCTCCAAAGCGTTGTAACCATGCTTTTGTCGTGCCCTGTTAACAAAGTCTGTGATGCGCCGGTCACGGTCACGACGGTACTTGTACTTACCCCAACGGTCATCGGCGTCATATAGTACAGAAGCTATATTTTCGTCCGACCAACCCAACTCGGCACCCATGTGGGCCAGCTCCGACATCGCCGCAGAGCGGTCCCGCTTCGGCGGTCCAGCAAAATACTTATGGTCCCTGTTGAACTTCTCCAGGAACTCTGGTGTCCACGTAGCTAACGCCTTCACATCCTCGACAGAAGGCAAATCTCCCAGCACCAAATCGGTGCTAACAATCTTTCTGGCAGCAGCTATGTGAGCAAAGTCGTCGAGACTATACTCGGTCTTCACGTTCCCACTCCTTCACAATGACGGGCATATTCCGTTTGTGATTAGTGGTACGAATGGGTCGTAGTATTTGGTCTGCGTCCCAGCCTGATGTATCCGCATGCATCACGTAAGCAAGTGCCCTGTTTCTATCTTCCAGCATTTCAATGTCGTCAACGAACTTATCTAACTTCCAGTAACAATGCTCGTGCCCCTCAATCGACGACTGAACAATCAGTGTCGGTGGAGGCACAAACATTTTCCCCTCCTCAGCCTCTTGGTCCCACTCTTGTGGGGCGTTACCGTCGAAGTCTACCCACAACATCCAACTACCCAACACGTTGTCTTTGGCAGGGTTAGCCGCTTTGAACAAGGCGGGTGAGTAGAAAACGTTTGCTTGAATCGCTGACCACTTGAGAGTGTGTCGGATGACACCTTCACGTTGCCTGGGCCACTCGAACATGTACGGAGTCCATTTGCTCTCGTGCTCGACAGGGAGGTAGACAAACGTGGGTGTTTCAGTAACAGCCTCTTCACCCCAGATGTAATTGTAGAACTCACGGAGTTCTGTGGTCGCGTCCATTTATATCGTCCTTAAGTTTAGAGTGTGGCCCCGGAGGAAAGAGAGGTGAAAACTCCGGGGCCACGGTGCCCATCAAGCTAGTTATGCGAAGGGATTACTAGCTGCGGTCTGACGGGCTTTCTTCTGGGCTGGCTGGGGAGCCTCAGAAGCTTTTGCAATTTTGACGTTCTTCACGTTCTGGAACATCTTACCAGCGTTTGCTCCCTTACCAGCGGAGCTGTAAAGCTGGAGGGTTCCGCGAAGTCCGATAAGGTCTTCACGGTCTACGTCGTTGACTGCTGCGCGGTCAACACCGAGGTCCATCAGACGGGCCACATAGTAGCCCAACTTCTGACGCTCACGGTCAGTGAGGTTCTCTGGGTCGGCGGGAAGCTCGAACAGTTCGCTCTGCTTCTTGCCTTCATCGCCTACCAAGTATTCGATGATGACCCATGAACGGTCAGGGAATCGTTCGCTTCCCTGCTTGACGTAGACATCTCCGACAGTAAATTCATAAATACCGTCCTCCATGTCATATGACGGGGTTTCCGCCTCACTGGTGTCAATGCCATA